AAGTGCTAGACCTTTATGTAGCACAAGAGAAACATCTTCTAACGATACGCAAGGGGGCAAAAATAAGAGCAATGCCACACATAAAGGGGGGCAAGTAATGAACTTTTCAATTGATGACTCTCCATTGACTGAGGTAGAAAAAGATCATTGGCGAGAAAAAGAACAAGAAATAGATGATTACTTGGAACAATTTGAAAACTTTTGGAACAATAGGGAGGTGGAATAATGAACTATAGAATATACCGACCTATTGAAGGCATATCCATAAATGGTAAAGAGTTTATTTGTGAGGACGATGGGGAGGTCAAATTGTTTGATAGCATTGACTCGGCAAAGGCTTGGCTTAAAGAGCAAGATCCAACCATTGATGTAGACGCTGAAGACCTTATGGACGCAAACGGACTAGACATAGAGGAGGACGAGTAATGGCACTATATGAAGTAAAGGTAAGTGGGTTAGTAACGAGAGAGTTAGAAGTAGAGGCAGAGAGCGGTAGCCAAGCTCAAGAGATAGCAAAGACTATGTTTTGTGAAATGCTTTTAGCTTATCCTGAAAATGTGGAGGTGGAATAATGAACTGCGACAAAGAGTTTACGTATGAGGTAAGAGACATCGTTATTGTTAAGGTTGATACCGAGACAGGCGAGGAAGTATTGAACAGGGATGGATCAATAAAACACTTTAGACCGAAGAACGTGAATGATTACTTGGACGTTATTTCATATAACATTATTGAGTATGATGATAACGAAGTGGAGGAGGTGTAATGTTTAAATATGAACCCTCAACAAAGAAAGAGAAGTTGATATACGAGATCTGTAGACTCCAACCGCACTATACTTTCGGGGATAACGCGGAGGAATTATGGAATGCAGATGACGAGGAACTTGCAGAATTATTGGAGGAATACAAATGAATGAAGAGGATGTAGAAGTATGCCCTTACTGCGGGGATGACCGAAACAATAAGTTTCAATGTTGCGGTGAGAACCATTGGATTAAACGAAGTGAAATGGAGGACGAGTAATGTTTCATATACAAATGAATACCATCTGTGATGGATGGGTAACGGCATGGGAGGGTGCGGAGTACAACACCTTTGGTGAGGCACTAGAACAACTCGATGAGTTTCTCGAGGAAGTAAAGGCTGATGGCCTTGATTATAGTCGCGATGACTATCGCATTAAATTCATTGAGGGGATAGTCATGGAGTTTACCCCTGAAACATGGGAATGGGAGGATGACGAATGAAAATCATGTGGGAGATACTACAATTTGTATCAGTAGTAGCATTTGTGAGTAGCTTGGTGGCGATGGCTATTTACTTTTACCCGAAGGAAAAGAACTATCATTGCCACGCAAAGAACGAATACCTGTATGAAAGTATTATGGCGAATGGTAACGTCTTTGTTAAGACCGATCGACCCTGTATTGACATCAGGGATATTGAACCTAGAAAAACTATGGAGATACAAAATGAAAAGAAATAGTGTGAGCTACCGAACTTATTTTTCGTGGGAGGCTAAGAAGGCGAGGAACAATCGCATACTTGGTTTTGTAGTGGGGGTAATCCTTACCTCGGCTGTGTGGTATATATTAGGAGGAATAGTATGAGTATCAAAAACGGGGAAGAACTGGTATCAAAGTCTATCGACTATGTCGAGCAAGACATTTACGATTACTTCGGCGCAGACCAAAACATTTGGAAAGCAGATCGACATGAGTTGCTCGGGGTAATCGGAGGCATGTCAGGTATACTAGAACTCATTTGGCATGGCCATGTAACACCAGAAATCGCGTTTAAAGACTTCAAGGCTTGGCTAAAAGAACGAGATGAAATCAATGCAATTCAAGTGGAGATAACGGATGACGCCTGAAAAGAAAGTAAAGACTAAGGTATGCGCCAAGCTAAAAGAACTTGGTGCGTACTACTTCTATGCCTCAACGGGTGGGTATGGTGCGAGTGGTGTACCCGATATTGTAGCCTGTTACAAAGGAAGGTTTATAGGCATCGAGTGTAAGGCCAATGGTAACAAGCCCACGGCACTACAACAGAAACACCTACGCGAGATCAGTATAGGTGGGGGTGTGGCATTAGTTATTGACGAAACAAATATAGACATGCTAGAGTATTACGTTACTGGCAAACAAATATTTAACATGAAGGATAAAACATGAATGCAGAAGATGTAGATATGGTGAATCAACCGCCTCATTATACGAGTACCAAGTATGAGGTGATAGATATACTCGAAGAGTTTTTTAAAGACGACCCGCTACTATGGCAGTGCGGTAAATATCTTTTACGTTGTAAAGGTAAGGGAAACCTAGAGCAAGACCTGAGTAAAATGATATGGTATGCCAAGCGGAAAATAGAACAGGAGAAATAGTATGAGTGCTGATTTATTTAGACGTACAAAAAGTTTACTACTCGATCACATAAGATTGCTTAACCATCACAGTATAGGCGACACCCATGCGGATGATGCACAAGCTATTGTGGATGAGATTAGTATTTTACTTAAGAGCGATGAGATACAGGCGCTAGAACAAAAGATTGATGACGTTGAACGCAAGGTAGTAAGTGAAGATATTGCTGATGAAATACTTAACGGCAAGTACTGCGTAGGCGGATCATGTGAAGATTAATGAAAGGAGTATTATGAGTAAATTTGGAAAGAGTCACTATTCACAAGAAGAGCAAGAAGAATTCTTAACAAGAGCTATTGACTTCATGAAGAAAAAACCTGATGCAAGTAGAGCAAGAGTAGCTAAGTATTCAGGTGTAGGCATGGCGGTACTAGAACGATTTGAAAAAGAGGGTAAACTAACACTACCTAAACCAATGACTAAGAAACAAGTGCGTAACAAGTACAAGTGGACGGACACACTAGGAAAAATATAAATGGCAGATGAGGCAGACATTGCGAATGACCACATGCAAAAGACTCTTGATTTAACCATGAGGAGTGTAAATACTGAGGTACCCAAGAACGATACGGGAGAATGTATTTGGTGTGGGTCAGCCATTAAAGAGAAAGATGCTAGGCGGTGGTGTTCATTAGAATGCCGACAAGATCACCAACTATATGCGAATAAGATATGACAATTAAAGTAGGTAAGGCCTTGTGCCATAAGTGTAAACAACACGCTAAACTATATTATGCAAAGAAATGGTGGTGTTCCGTTGAGTCGGACATGGGTACCTTTAATATAAAGGGTTATTGTAAAAACAAAAAGGATCATAGTGCAAATAGTAACGATTGATTTCGAAACATTTTATGACACGGGATTTAGTTTATCCCGCATGACTACAGAAGAATACATACAAGACGATCAGTTTCAGGTCATCGGTGTAGCTATAAAAATTAACGATGATAAGACCGAATGGTATATCGGTGATGACTGTGCAAAAGCCCTTGCAGAAATAGACTGGGCAAACTCCATGTTACTTTGTCACAACACCCAGTTCGATGGTGCGATACTAAAATGGTACTACGGGTTCGAGCCGGCCGGGTACTTTGATACCCTGTCCATAGCACGTGCGCTACACGGTATCAATGCGGGAGGTTCACTTAAAGCTCTGGCTGAACGTTACAAACTAGGAGAGAAGGGAACCGAGGTAGTCGATGCTAAAGGTATGCGACTAGAAGATTTTCCTGAGCATCAGCTACGTCAGTATGGTGTGTACTGTAAGAACGATGTGAAGTTAACCTATGACTTATTCAAGGTTATATCTATGGGGTTCCCAGTAGATGAATTAAAACTGATAGATATAACATTAAAGATGTTCATCTCGCCTACCCTACAACTCGACACCGAGATACTAAAGGTACGACTACAAGAAGTGAAACAGGGAAAGACCCTACTGCTAGAAGGGTTAATGAAGAAGTTAGCGTGCGATAGTGCTGAGGCCGTGCGTAAGAAGTTAGCGAGTAACAAACAGTTTGCTGAGCTACTATGCCAAATGGGTGTACCATGCCCTATGAAAATATCTCCTACTACGGGTAAAGAAACCTATGCGTTAGCTAAGAATGATACGGGGTTTATGGCCTTGACTGAGCATGAGGATATTTTTATACAAGAGTTATGTAACGTCAGGTTAGGTACAAAGTCGACAATGGAGGAGGCAAGGATCGAGCGGTTCATCTCCATAGCTACACGTAACAATAACCAACTACCTATCCCCCTTAAGTATTATGGCGCACACACCGGCCGATGGGCGGGTATAGACAAGGTGAACTTTCAGAACCTACCATCCCGAGATAAGAAAAAGAAAGCATTAAAGAATGCTATCCTACCGCCAGATGGACATGTCATCATGAACGTTGACTCTTCACAGATCGAAGCTCGTATACTAGTCTGGCTTGCCGGGCAACACGATGTGGTTGAGCAGTTTAGAAAAGGTGAGGATGTCTACTCGGTATTTGCATCTAAAGTATTTAACAGGGAAGTATCTAAGAAGACACCGACCGAACGCTTCATTGGTAAGACATGTGTACTAGGCCTAGGGTATGGCACAGGCGCTAAGAAACTACAACATACATTGAAGACATCTCCTCCGGGTGCTGATCTATCTGACCAAGAGTGTCAAAGGATCGTTAAGGTATACCGGGATGTTAATCATGAGGTGATTAAGTTATGGGACAAATGTGATAAGGCATTAAAATTTATGGCATCGTGGCCTGAAGGTAAGCCATTCTATTACCTCGACAATAGGAAATCTATATTAGTTACCCCGGGGGGTCTACGCTTACCTAATGGACTATACATCTATTACCCTGATCTTGAATGGAAGACCGACGAGAGCATTAGAGGCGGGTATGTCTATAAATCTAGACGTGGTCAGGTAAATATATGGGGTGGCGCTATGGTAGAGAATGTCGTTCAAGCATTAGCTAGGATAGTAGTGGGTGAACAGATGATAGCTATCAACGAGAGATATAAACCGGTGCTTACGGTACACGACGCTATTATATGTACTGCACCTAAAGATGAGGCACAAGAAGCACTAGACTTTTTAATGGCTGAGATGTCTAAAGCTCCGGCTTGGGCAGAAGGCTTACCAATAACTTGTGAAGGAGGTTACGGAGATAATTATGGAGATTGTTAAACAAAACGACGAAGAATTACATATTAAAAATAGTGATGGCTCGGAGATTCATGCTTCAATGCGAGCGGATGGAGGATTTGATATATCAAGCAGTAAACGGGGCAAAATATCTATGACGCGTGATCAAGCCAAAGAAGTAGTAAAAAATGCCAAATTTGCAGCCACAAATAATTTAAAAGCTCCTGTAAAAAAGGAGCCAGTCCCAGTTGTTATGGGAAATACAATTAATTTATTAAAAAGTGTAAAGGACGCATTAGAAGATTCTTATATAAAAACAACTATGGCCATAACTTATTCTAATATTAATAAATTAGTAAAGAACAAGGGCATTGAGGGTCAGAGAAAAAATGAGGGGGAAGAGATATTAAAAAATTTATTAGAGTATCCAAAAATAATTATTGAGCCACATAGTTACGCCTACCAAAAACCAGAAGACCTAGATTTAATGCTAGAAGATTTTAAGTCGGTAGATCAAATTAAATTACCCTTTCCTCAAATGACTATTATTACGGGGGAGAACATAACAAATAGAGGTGTGACAGTTAAAAAGACTTCTGAACAGAACCACTTAATTAATGTAATCTACCCTTATTATCTGTTTGAATATGAGGGAGGCGTGCGAGTAACTATGCTATTGGCGAGCGATTTTACCAAAATGTATACTCATAATACATTTATTACACTTGATAACGAAACAGGATTATCTTGTGATGTGCCTGAAAATCAATCTCCGATTGAGCGTTCCCACATAGAAGACCTCGTAAAAATTTGCATTACAGTTATTCATAAGATGACTCTGGGTAAAAATAATTTTTATGTGTCTGTGCCTACTCCTGAAGAGGCAAAAATTAATCGTAGTCGTGTGGCTAAGGGTAAAAAACCACTCATAAAATTTAAAATGGCAATGATTGAGGGTAAAAAAACAATGATGTCTTCAACAGGCCATGGCACACATGCTTCACCTTGCTTGCATTGGAGACGAGGTCATTGGAGAACCATGAGTAAATCAGGTAAAAAAACTTGGATTGATCCTATGGAAGTAGGAGATGAAGCAAATGGTAGAATTATTAAGAATTATGCGATAGGTAAATATAGTCTTCTGGAAACTGAATAGTATGGACTACAAGCGCATTAAGTTAGACTTAGATACGGAAGAGATAATAAGAAGTATTTATGACTGCAGTGAATACTGGGAGTCACGGTCTGATGAGTATCCGTTCTTTACCTTGGGTAAGTCAGCATACCTCGACGGAAAGACTGAGAGTTATTATAGAGATTCTATATGGCTCAATGATATAATGTTAGAACACTTTTCTGAGCTTTATGAATCAGTGATCGTTACACTACAGGAAGAACTAGGAGAACCTATAGAGTTAGCGCATGACTTAGCACTGCCGGGGTTTCATATCTTTCCTACTAGTCCTAAGTTTTTAACTATCGCCGGTAACTGGCATCAAGACTACCCTCATACAACTTTAGGGTTGGGAGACGTAGACCCTCTTGCCTTTACTGTAGCAATAAAGCTTCCGAAATCTGGAGGAGGGATGGACTACATAGATGAGTTTCATCAGCCTCAGCACTTGCAATATAATGAAAAAGATTTAATATTACATGACGGGTTAACTGTACACCGCATTGCGGGTATTAAAGAGTATGTCCCTGATGAACATAGAATAACCTTTCAAGGACATATTATTCGACGTAATAATATTTTGGAGGCATTTTGGTAATGGCACATGAAGCGGGCAAAGGAAGTAAACGTAGACCTACTGATGAAGAGGCATACGCGGATAACTACCAAAGAATCTTTAAAAATAAAGCTGACAGTAAGCCTAATGAAGATATGTTTTTATTTAAAGAAAAAGAAAAGTGGCGAGAAGATGAGATACAAACTGATGAAGAAAAATGCTTAGGCACTTTACGATGCCGATGGTGTAAATTTAAACAACAAAAACCGGACTCAGTTTTATGTGAATCTTGCGGTAAAGAGGTATCAGTTTAGTTACGACATCCTCAAGCGGCATATGCCGGCCATAATAGTTTGGAATTGGTTCAGACTATAATGACATTGAGAACTTGAGGGTGTTGTATACTATATTTAGGAGGAGTATATAATGATTGAAGGACTATGTGAATCATGTGGTAAAGAGGTGTCAGTGTGATGGCTGAATTTATACTGATGGTAGCAATAGGTAGTGAGGCTGGTAATAATAGTTGTTGCCTTGCAGAACATTACGTTGGCACATTTAATTCGTGCGTTGAAGCCCATGAGTATATAAAAAACCATATACCTGAAACACCAAAAGAGACACGATGCTTACACAAAGAAAACATAAATTTACCCGAAGACTTTAAACATAAATATATACTTGATGCTTGTAAAATAAAAAGAGACTGCGATGGCGAACATTAAACACGAAATATACGACGGCTTACTTGTGATGGATCACTTTGATGATTGCATTATTGGAGTAGTAAAGGGCATTGATAATGAAGATAAGATTTGTTATAGCTACCAATGTATCATCGCTAAACTTATACGTGATGATGAGATGGAAGAGATTGATGCAATAGAATATTTTGAGTACAACATGATGGGTGCGTATGTAGGAGAAAACACTCCATGCTTTTTATTTACCGAGGATGATTGATGGCAAAGATTAAACAAACAGAAACACGAAAAGAACCTGTACATAAACGAACGAGTCAAGGTGGTAGGATAGTTAAAACTAGCTCAATGAATAAGAACCAGAAGACTGATTACAAAAAATATAGAGGACAAGGACGCTAATGGCAGATTTTACATGGAGTTACTCTTCCTTAAAAGAGTTTGAGAATTGCCCTAAGAAATATCAAGAAGTAAGAATCTTAAAGAATTATTCATTTGTAGATACCCCCCAAACGATATATGGTAAAGAAGTACATGAGGCACTAGAGCTTTATGTGCGTGATGGTAAGCCACTAGCAAAAAACTATTTACGCTTCAAGAAGATGGTAGATACATTGATTGCTATCCCGGGAACTAAATATCCTGAATTAAAAATGGCGCTGACTAAAGACTTAAAGCAGTGTGACTTTAATGACGAGAACCGATGGGTACGAGGTATTGCTGACTTGGTTATTGTAGATGGTGATAAAGCTTTTGTGATTGATTATAAAACCGGCAGCAATAAATACCCTGATCCTAAACAGTTGCGGCTGATGGCCTTGATGTGTTTCATTATATTTCCTGAGGTTAATTATATTAAAGCTGGGTTACTATTCTGTATGAAAAATAGTTTTGTTCAAGAGAAGTATACTAGGGATGACATCCATAAATCTTGGAAGAAGTTTGAGAAGACATTAGATCGACTTACCATGTCATATGAGAACGATACGTGGGTACCTAACCCTACACCCCTATGTGGATGGTGTCCTGTAGAAACATGTGACCACCATAAACCTAGAAGATAGTGTATAATTATGGCTAAAAGAGGTAGCTAATCATGCCATACACAAAGAGTCCTAGACCCTACAAAGCAGAATACAAGAAACAAAAAGCACGAGGCGAACATGCAGATCGTATGGAACGTCAACGCGCTCGACGTAAGATGGACGCTACTAGTGTAGATGCAAATAAGAATGGTAAGGCAGACAAACGTGAGGGTAAAGATATAGCTCACAAGAAACCTTTATCTAAAGGTGGTAGCAACAAGGACGGTGTGACTATCCAGTCAAAATCTAAAAACCGTTCATTCAAAAGAAACTCTGATGGGTCAGTTAAATCAAGACAATACCTAGCCGGTAAATAATAAACCAAATAATACTTGCCTTATGTTTTAAGGTAGGGCATACTATAGTTTCCATGAGAGGAAACTATGAAACTAATTGACAATAAAGCAGTAAAGATTACTGTGCCTAATGAGGTTGCGGGCTTAATACAAAAGCATATACCGAAGGCGACAGTAGTAGAAACAAGAGAGAACTTATCTGACATCCTAGTATATTGGGGTATCGATGAGATGATTAAACTCAACCAATTGGTTACGTTCAAGAAACCATTACCCTCACCTATAACACGAGACTACAAATGGTCTGGACGCTTCCAACCCTTCGATCACCAAAAAGTTACCAGTGAATTTCTAAGTACGCATACTAGGGCATTCTGTTTTAACGAGGCCGGTACAGGTAAAACATCTTCGGTACTATGGGCATGCGACTATCTTATGAATGAGAAAAAGATTAAGCGTGTACTGGTGGTATGCCCTTTGTCTATCATGACATCTGCTTGGAAGAATGATATTTACAATACGTGTGTGCATAGGGTACCCGGCGTGGCATATGGTACAGCAGATCAACGAAGACTTATTATAGATAACCCTCAGTATGAGTTTGTTATTATTAATTATGATGGGGTAAACATTGTTAAAGATGCTATTAAAGAGGCTAACTTTGATTTAGTAGTTATTGATGAGGCTAATGCTTATAAGACAGTGACTACTGCTAGGTGGAAAACACTGGCTAAAATACTACAACCTGAGACAAGGCTGTGGATGTTAACAGGTACCCCTGCATCCCAATCTCCTGTAGATGCGTATGGTTTGGCTCGTTTAGTATGTCCAGATAGAGTGCCTAAATTTTCATCAGCTTGGCGTGACATTGTTATGAAACAGTTAACAAGGTTTAAGTGGGTACCTAAGCCGGGTAGTGAAACTAAAGTCTTTAACACATTACAACCCGCCATTCGGTTTGCCAAGAATGATTGCTTGGACCTACCCGACGTTATGTATCAGACTAGGATAGTTCCTTTAACAAAACAAGTAGAAACTTACTACAACAAACTGAAGAAAGACTTTCTTATTGAAGCAGCGGGAGAAGAGATAAGTGCTGTGAATGCGGCGGCTAACATGACTAAACTGCTACAGATTTCTGGTGGTGCAGTGTACACCGATGAACATAAAGTAGTCGACTTTGACATTAGTCCTAGACTAAAAGTATTGATGGAGACTGTTGACCAAACCAAACAAAAAGTATTAGTCTTTGTACCCTACCGACATACCATAGATATTGTTGCTAAGAATCTTAATCAGAACAATATCACTACTTCTATTATCAATGGAAGTGTATCAGCACACAACCGCACACAGATTATTAAAGAGTTTCAAACTGCTGATGATCCGAGAGTTCTTGTCGTCCAACCTCAATCTGCTTCACATGGAGTTACCCTTACCCGAGCTGACACGGTAGTATTCTGGTCACCTGTGATGAGTGTAGAAGTATACCTCCAATGTGTTGCGAGGATTGATAGGGTGGGCCAGAAGAATAAGATGACAGTCGTTCATCTACAAGGATCAGCAATTGAAAAGAGGATGTATGACATGCTACAGGGCAAGGTAGATAATCATACGAAGTTAGTAGATTTATATAGAGAGGAGATAGGACTATGAGTGATATAAAGGTAGGAACCTTAGTTGAAAGTTACCTTGCTATCAGACGAGAGCGAGAGATATTAGCTAAGAAGTTTGATCAAGAAGATAGTGTCTACAAAGAACAGTTGAATAGACTGGAGGAGGCGATGCTAGAAACTTGTAACGATATTGGTGCTGAAACATTACGCACTGAGAGCGGTACGATTGTAAAAACTTTGAAGGAAAACTATGTATGTGGTGACTGGGATAACTTTAAGCAGTATGTGCTTGAAAACCAAGCGCTTGAGTTATTACAGCAACGCATAAGTCAGACAAACTTTAAAGAGTTTATAAGTACGAGAGGCGATGAGGGACTCCCGCCTGGGATTAGTACGATGAGAGAGTTCAAAATAACTGTACGTAAACCAACTACTAAATAAGGAGAAATACTATGGCACAACAGCCTATTACTTTTACAACGCCTAAAGGCATCGCGCAATACCCTTGGTTATCTACACCGGATACTAAGTTCTCAGAAGAGGGGGAATATAAAGTTAATCTTATTGTTCCTAAACAAGAAGCTATACCTGTATTGAAACAAATCAATGAGGTCTATGCTCAGAACGTTGAGAATGAAATTAAGAAAGCCGGTGGTAAGGAAATTAAAAAAGCCCCACCTCCATATGCTGAAGAGCTTGATGAGGCCGGACAACCAACGGGTAATGTAATACTTAGATTTAAATCAAAAGCTGCATACAAGCCAGCTATCTTTGATTCTAAGGGTATCCCAATGATAGACAGTAACATCTGGGGTGGATCTGAAATCAAAGTGAATGGTTCCGTAGCACCTTACTTCACAAGTTTAATTGGAGCGGGTGTAGCTTTAAGACTTAGAGCGGTACAAGTTATCCAGTATGTACAGGGTAACAGTTCATCATCTCGCTTCGGGTTCGAAGAAGAAGTTGGGTATGAACACAAAGCTCCTGAGACTTTTGAAGAAGTTGCGGCTCCGACACAAGCTCCGGCAGTTGCAGAACCAACAGTACGTGCTGAGACATCTCCTCCTGTTAAACCGGCGGATGATTTATCAGACATCATTAACCAATGGGCTAAGGCTTAATTATGCCAAAAAAATATAGCCAAGAGTTTTTGGTTGAGTTGAATACTCTTGATGAGACAAGACTCGGTGTGCAGTTAGCGAAGGCCTGTGTTAATGCAGAACTTCCTATCACCGAAATAGCAAAAGTCTTTGAGGTATCCCGGATGACTGTACACAGTTGGTTCCGGGGTTCTCCTATTCGAGATAAAAATGAGTCTAAGATTAAGAGATTTTTAGTAGCTCTTGATGGCGCATGGAAAGCTCAATTAGAAAACCATACTCAAGATTTACCTATTTCAGAGATGAAAAAGGCTAGGACGTTTTTAGAAACGAATATTATTCCTAAAATCGTTGAAGATAAATCCATATAAGGTATACTAGAAAATGCTCCGCTTAAATCCCGGGGCATTTTTAACCTTAAAAGATAGAGAGAAAATGTTAAAACAATTCTATGAAAAGGCACTGCCTAATGAGGGCTACTACTGTGTAGCTTATAACATTCCTAATAGTAAAGCCTATGTACATGACTATGCATCATCTATAGACGAAGTTGTTGAGTTAATTCAGACACACGTAAAAGAAGAGCGTAATGTTTTTGTAGCGATGAGTACATTTAACGAACAGGACCGGAAGGCTTCTAAATCTATATTTGTTAAGTCCTTTTATCTTGACCTTGATGTTGGTGAGAGCAAAGATTACCAGACACAGAAAGAGGCCTTAATTGATCTTAGTAACTTCCTTGAAACTTCTAAGCTACCTATGCCGGCTATTGTTAATAGTGGTAACGGGATACATGCTTACTGGTTTTTAAAAGAACAAATTACTGTTGAAGAATGGAAACCTTTAGCAACTCAGCTTAAAAATCTATGTGTAGCTGAAGGATTAAAGATAGACTTAGCTATCACTGCAGACTGTGCTCGATTGCTTAGGTGTCCTAATACAGTTAACTATAAAAAAACTCCACCTAGTCCAACACTCGTAGTAAAAGATGCAGAAGAATATGACTTAAAAGTAATAAAAACGGTACTAGACAATGTAGAAATACCTTTAGAAGAGTTAGTTAAAAAGTCTAACTTTACCGACGAAGAAAAACGAGTGAAGTATGGCAACTACGAGAACCACTTCAAGCCTCTACTTATTGATAGTATGCAAGAAAACGAAGATGGGTGTGCTCAGATTAAACACTATATAGATAATGCTAAAACTGCTGATGAACCTTTATGGTGGCGCGTGTTATCTCTTGCACAAAACTGTGTGGACAGAGACGATGTTATCCATGTTATATCTAAGGACCATGTAGGATACTCCTATGATGAGACAGAAGAGAAAGCAACTTCAACTGATGGAAAGCCACACACATGTAAAGACTTTAATAATGTTAGCCCGGGTATCTGTACATCGTGCCCACACTGGCAGACTATATCAACACCTATTCAGCTACATAAGGTAACTGCTAAGGTGGAGCCAGTAGAAGAATCAGTGGAACTGATAGCTATAGAAGGAGAGGTATTACCTGTAATACACAAGAAGAAGAATGGGTTACCTCAAACTTTAGATGATAAAGGTTACTGGCTAGGAGCTAAACAGGGCGGTATATTTAAAAGCATTACTACCGTAGATAAAAAAGGTGCTACCCTTAAAGAAGACTTACTAGTATATGAGTATGATATGTTTGCTATCCGACACCTTAAAAGTAATGCGGATGGTAACTGTCTAGTTATTAATGTAATGCATCCTCATGACGGTACACTCGAGTTTTTACTGCCTATGAAGTCGGTATATGACCCTACAGAATTAAGAAAGACATTAACGAGCCAAGGTATTTATTATGATTCAAGACAACAGGAGGAATTAATTATGCGTTATTTTATTGATTGGGCAAAGGATATGCAAAGAAAGAATAAGTATGATGTTATGTATGATCAGATGGGATGGAATGAAGATCATAGTTCCTTTGTGGCAGGTAACATAGAAATGTCTAGGGATGGGACAGAAAAGATTACACCTATATCTCCTCTTGCTAGGCCGGTAGCACCCTTTGTAACTAAGAGTGGAACCTATGAAGGATGGAAAATAGCCGCGCAAAAGCTTAACCAGAACGGTATGGAGATGCATATGTTTACTATGCTATGTGGATTTGGTTCTGTGCTTATGACTTTCTCATCTACTAATGGGGTTGCTATATCATTAACAGGAGAATCCGGTGCGGCTAAGACTGGCGCATTAAAAGCAGCGATTAGTATATGGGGTGAACCAGAAAACCTATATGTGCAAAACATTACTGCTAACGCTTTACAAGGAAGGTTCTTAACACTTCACAACTTACCTATGGGATTTGATGAAGTAGGTAATAAAAATCCATACCTTATTTCTGATTTTATATTAGGAGTTTCACAAGGTAAGGCAAAAGTTAAGATGCAAGCATCAACTAATTCTGAACGTGATTATGAAGCACCTTCATCTTTGATTGCTATCATGACCTCTAACCATTCGTTGATTGATAAACTAAAACAGATTAGGTCTAACCCTAATGGTGAGGCGGCTAGGTTGATTGAGTTCTCTATGAGAAAGCCTAAATCATTCATTGATAACGCACGACTAGGTAAAGAAATCTTTGATGAGTTTAATGTACATTACGGATGGGCAGGTCCTGACTTTATTAGGGCACTGTACAAGTATGGTGATGAAGCAGCTATCAAAGCTAATCTAGGTAAGTGGGAAAACCGATTTGTAGCAGATTTTGGTAATGATACTGCCTACCGGTTCTACGAGAACTTAGTGGCCGTTACTATGACAGCCGCAGAAATAGTTGTTGATGCGGGTATTTTGGTGATAGATATTGAAAGAATCTATAAGTTTATTGTAGGTGAAATGATTAGTATTAAAGATGAAACAGTTAAGATTAATGATGTAGATTATGAGTCTGTTCTAGCAAACTATCTTGATTCTAATATAGACAAGGTCCTTGCGTTCTCTGAGGAAGGCAACATGATTAGTGAACCTAGAAACCAATTAGCTATTCGTATAGAACACGCTAAAGATTATATGTGGATTTCAAAGAAAGAGTTCGATGCATACCTTGCGGAGCTACCTATCAGTACCAAAGAGTTTGTATACCAGATGAAACAGATGGGGGTAGAGGTAGATGTAGGAGCTAAAATTAGACAGCGCATGAATGCCGGATGGACAGATGTACAAAAATCTGCTACGGCGGTGTATAGGTTTAAGCTAAGTACCATTGGTAAGACATATGAGGTAGAAAAGCTTGCAGCTACACAATGATCCGGAGTGGCTCTTCCCCTATGAGATGATGCAAGTAGGGGATAGTTTTTTTATTCCGACACTTAAGAGTGCACCACTAATCTATTCAATTGAAACCGCAGCGAAACGTGCTAAGGTAAAAGTTAAAACGTATGCGGTAGTAGAGGATGACTTGATGGGTGTACGTACGTGGCGTATAGGCTAATCAGGTATTCCAAATCGCTCTTCTAAATCGGCACGGTTTTTCTTACCTAATTTAATTCCATACTGCGCATCTTTTGCTTGTTTATCTCTCATTGATACTGATCTTTGTTGTGTTTTTCGCGAAATTCTAAAAGAAAGAGGGGCTTTCTTATTGTATGTATTAATATCTTCTTGTACCTCTTTCATACCATTAGTATCGCCTACTGTTTTAGCTAGATAATATTTTAACAACAAAGCACTTTTACGTTTTAACAGTTTTCTTTCTGGGCCTTTTAATGCATTAGCTCTAGTATAAGCTTCTGCTAACTCAATGTTACTAAACCCTAATATTTGCATAAAGGACTCATACGCACTAGGATCACCTTCTATAATAGGTACACCATATTTATTCCGCATCCCTTCTGTTTCGTATCTATATGTTTTAATTGCATTAGCTATAGCTGTAGGTGCTAACTTTTCTAAACCATCTTGGATCTCTCCATTTGCAATTAAACTAACTCCATCAACCCCTTTTGTTGCAACACTAACGGCAGGGCCCCCTAGCCACTGTAACATATAGTTAATAGCTCCTAATTTTTCTAATTTAGCCGGGTCTTCTCTAAAAACTAAATCTCTATAGCCTATTCGTTGAGAAAAGTCTACACCAACTAGTGCACTTAAAGGACCTCGATAAGCTAAATCTCCTATGGCCGCATTTACATAAGTATGTGGCTCAAATGGATCATCTTCATCATCAAATAATAATGTAGCTAATACCGTCCCTAATCCATATAAAGGCATACCTTGAACACCTGCCATTAGACCAGTGTGAACATATACACCTATTAATTGTTTTGCTGCAACGGTACGCGCAGCTTTATCCGCTTCTGTTTTAGGTTTTGCTCCGAATACATCATTAAATAGTTTAGCTACTAAATAAACTTGAGCTTGAGCAAATCGTTTAAAGACAAAAGTTACTTTACCAAGACCACTTTGAAACATTCTAGGGCCTACTTCAGGTAATGCATGTGAATGAACTTTACTAGTAAGCTCAATAGCTTTTTGAATAGCTTTATCTTTATTACCATTTTTAGTCATCTCAAGGTTGTACGCGGCTAGTAAAGTAATCTCGCGGTTAATTCTTTCTGAGTTTTGAAATATATACCCCATGCCTGCATCAATTTTTGATTTAAGCTTTAGCCCACTACCTACTTCATCCCCTAAGTTTTTTTGGAGCTCAGTTATTTCATACCCCACTCCTCGACGTAGTGCAGCGGTTTCTTCTGCTCTTGCAAATAATTCTGCATACTTTCCATCTTCCTTAGCTACCTTAGGTTTATCATCTTCTTTTGATTGATATTTTCCTCCTTTCAATGCAAAATCTTTGTCACGATAAATTTTATTATTTGTTCCAGGTTCAAGTTTAAAAGGGGCAGCTGTTCTATCAGGTAAAAACGCTCTGTTCTGTTCAAACCCGCCGTTGGCATATAATTTTGATGCTTCAGTTAAAGCTCCCCACGATTTATTAAAGCCATACTCACCTTGTAAAAATGGAGCTACGATAAGTGGTATTTGCGTTAGGTTAACAAGAGCTGAAGATATGTTACCTCCGATAAACCACAAATAACTTAAATAAGCAGGGAAAGATGCCCATGGTTGTGCTACTGGGCTAAGATAAAAAGGTAAGCTTTTAGCAGTGTCTGTACCTAGGGCTTGCAATATAACGCTATTAGAATCTGCTGCTTCTCTAACAACTTTAGATGTTGCATCAATCAATTGATTATTAAATTTAGCATTAGCTATAGAACTAACTATCTTAGGAGCAGTTGTACTATAAGCAAATAAAATATCTTCTTCATACCCGTATATACCTTTACGATGCGTTTGTTGATTCCTTAAAGATTGCTCAGGATATAATGCTAACTCTTGTTCTCTGATGGCCTCAATTGCTTTTCTTTTTGCATCATCAGACATACCACCTTCTTTATCTTCTGAAGGCTTAGCCTCAATCTCTGATATTAATCGTTGAATAAATATTCGAGGAGGGCCTTCGCGTATATCGGTTCTTTCAGCTTGAGTGAAGGAACGCCCAATAGTAGCCCCTTCTTCAAGTAACTTTTTCTTTTTTAATTCTCTCAAAAATGCAGATTCTGCAGAAGCTTTACCTTCTTCACCATCTTTAGTAGTATATTCAAACCAAAATTTACCTCTACGTACCATAGGTAGGTAATAATTTAGTTGAGTATGGTCTGCTCGTATTAGTCTTTCTAAATCTGCATCTCGTTTACCATCTTTAGTAGCATGAACTTCAATCATTGTTTCTAGTAGAGTGTCATATTTTGTTTTTAAATCATTAACAATTATATTACCAAAATCTCTTAACTCTTTTGGTATTCGCTCATATCGTTCTAAAAATGCGGAGGCTTTAGGATTTTCTTGAGCTAGTTGATTTCTAGCTTTTTCTCCTTCTTTAATAATAACTTCAGGATCTACATTTTGTCTGGATAGTTCAAGTAATACTGTATTCCATTCATTCCATTGTTTTTTACTTTTTTCAGTTTTATTATATTTTTCTTTAAGCTCTTTACCATAACGCCCAATAATAGATATTCCTTCTCTTCCATTTTTTATTTCAAAAGCTTTTAACTCAAGAAAATTTTGAATATCGCGCAAGCCTGATATTTGGTCACCAAACAATTCAATTTTATTAGGTATAGATAAAAACTGCATATACAATTCAGCAGCTGAACTTTTTAAATTAGATAGTTTTGATACCAGTTCTTTACCGGTGCCTTGTAGTATTTTAGGTAGCTTCTCAATATTAGTGCCAACATCTTTTATATGGTTCTGGGCTTCGGTTTTGTTTACTCCTCCTAACATAGTAATGTTTACGTCTGTTTCTGTTTTTTCTTCAATTGACAGGTCAGATTCGACGATAGCAGCGGTAGCAGGATTAACAGTAGAAGTATCAATTTCTATTTTCTCATCCGCATCTAATAAATCTTTTTTATCTTTGTTTCGAATAGGATTATTATTTTTTTCTAGTGGAATGTTAAGGGTTTCTCCTTTCACTTTCATTGCTGCCTCTTTAGGCTTAACAGGTTGTATGATCTTCCTGAGCTCCATGATAGTGTCAGTTTCAACCACTTCTTCTGTAGCTTTTGGTTTAACTTTTCCTGGAGTTAAATCTGATAGGTCACTCGGTAAAGGTGTTTCACCTACTGTTTCTTGAGGTGAAGGTATATCAAATTCAGATTCTAGCTGTTCTACATAATTTAAAGCCATTGCAGGATCTTCGTCAACAATGTTATCTAGCTCGGTAATAATATCTGACTGAGGATCATCTATTTT